CCTCAAACCCGGCGCGAAACTTTGCAGTATGCTCTCGCAGCCATTCATTATTGGGCATCAGTTCGACGATCCGCTCCGCGCCGAATTCCTGGCGCGCCTGCTGTGCCAGAGGCATACCGTTGCCGTTTGCATCCAGGATCGCACCCATTAAAGGAATTAGTCGCTGCCCGATGAATCGCAGCGCTTGCAGCTGTTGCTCATAGGGGCAATTCCAAAGTTCTAGGATGAGCGGGACATGACGCACGAGATCCTGCGCAACATAGCCAACCGCGAACACTGTGCGGTCGTGGCGCATCGCAAAATCTTCACCAAACGCCTTACGCAGGTTTGGTGGCAAGCACGCCAAGATTGGCCCAACCTGCTCCTCCAGAAACTCTGCCATCGACGCATGCCGGACGGCGGCTGGCAGATCCACGAAGTTCGTCACTTCCGGATACCAGCGCACAACCTTGTAGTCGCGCGTTGTGCAGGCCTCTATCCAGGCCAGCGGCAACAGCCGTCCTTCACCTTCGCCGGGCACGGCATCCAGCTCTTCTGCCGCATCGGCCCCATAGAATGCGCGGATATCGCTGCGCCAGGCCGCCTCCGCCTCTGGCGACCAAGTCTTGCCGGTCACGAGGCAGATACGTTCATACAGGCCGTCGAGCAGCGCCTCGTCGAATGTGACGCGAACGATCTCTCCCTTGTTCTTCCCGGCGCGGATACCCTGGATGTACTCGTTGAATGGATTGTCCTTTCCGTCATGGGTGGAGATGATCAGGATCTTCCCGCCCCAGATCAGGAAGGCCATACCTGCCTTCAGCATACCGGCCAGATCGTCGTGGAACGCGGCCTCATCGAAAATAAGGTATCCCTGCCGCCCGCGCAGACTGCGCGGCTTGGATGTCAGCGCCACGATTTCGAAACCGCTGGCGAACCGAATGCGGAACGCCTGGATCGCCTGGGCGATACCCTTCTCGTCCGTCTCGGTAAACAGAAACTCAGTGACCTCAGTTGCCAGTGGCTCAAAGGCCCTGGCCCACATGCCGCAGGTGTCGATGAACTCGCGCGCCATATCCAGGTTATACCCGATGTAAAGCACGTCCATACCACCATCAGATCGGCGGCGACCGGCATGCAGTACCGCATCAGCAGCAACGGCCCAGGTCATCCCGATCCGCCGCGATTTCTCGCAGACGACAACCTGGTTCAGCGCGGTCGTCTCCAACAACCGCTGCTGATAGGGCAGCAACACACCGCGCAGCGACGCGCCGTCCTGGACAGGTAGAGAAAACCGCGCCTGTCGGCGCAGCTTTTCCCAGTCTTCGTCGGAGATCGGGTCGCCTTCCAGGCGGTCCTTCAGCGTCGACATCGCATCCCCCTATCCAAACAGGATCTGTTTTTTGATCGCTTCGACCAGGTCGGCAGACAGTCCCGGCCCGCCTGACCGACTGGTTTCGGCCAACGCCGTATCCACCGCCGCCGCCGCCTTTTCGCGTGCTTCCTCACGGATGCGCTCCAGCAGCTTTGTGTCGCGATCCAGGTCGACTTTCGATGCGGATGTCAGCGAGTGCAGGGCTTTTGAGAGGAAGTACACCTCCTGCGGATCGAACCGCACGGCTTCGCCGGTTTCTGTCGCGGTATTCAGGCGCATGATTTGGGCGTGGAGGATCTCGATATTGGCCCGTGCCACCCGGTTGTCCGGATTTTCGCCAATCCGCTCACAGATCATTTCGGCCGCTTTCCGGCTTTCCCGCGTCATCTCCAGTATCTTGTCCAGGTTCTGGATATGGCGGCCGACGCTACTGCGCGAGACATCGACGTCGAGCTCACCCAGCTTTTCGTATATCTCGTCTATCGTGCGCCCCGCTTCACGCAGGGTTCGGACCTTATCGCGGATCTGGAGGGGCAAACGGTCGATCTTCGAAGGGCGCGCCATGATCACAACCGCCGCTTGATGCCGTCGACCACGATCCGACCGGAGTTAAAATCATCACCGCGTTCGGCAATGCGGGCGACCAGAAACAACCCGACCTTCTCGAGCGTTATCAACTCCTGCTCAGCAAGCCAACGCAGCGCAGCGCGCACTTGATCCCGACTGACATTGACGCCCTCAAGCATCGTCAATCCATCATGCAGGACGCTGTCATTGGTGTTCGTGCCATCCTTCAGCAAGCCCAAGATTGCACCACGGGCATGTTGGTTTCTGATTTCAGCAAGGCTCATCGCTTTGAGTTTCCTTCTTTGGCGGCGCGTGCCTCGGCCAGTTCATTATCGACCAATTGCTGGACAGTGGTCTGTAACGTCCCGATGCCCATCTTGATGCCATCCATGCTCGCAGATATCCCTGCTACATTCTGGCTGATCTGACTGACGCTGTTCTTGACCTCGGATACACGGTCGTGCACGCGGTTCATCTCGTCATGACCTGGCAAGTGTTCGATTCTCTCCGACGCCTGGTTGACCCGTATGTCCAGCGAGTTCAGACGTTGATCAACGACCTTGAATTCATCTTTGATTTCGTCCTCCACGGCGGAAATCCGCTCGTCTGTTTCCTTGCGGGTTGCGCGACCTCGATTTGAAAAATAGATGAACAGCGACACCAGCAGTGCGATTCCAGACAGCAGCAGAGACCCGAAATCTGCGATCGCTTTCAGAAGGTCATAATTGATCACGGTGCCCCTCGCTCTCTCTTGCACAGTCGATACAGTAAGGGGTCTTGGGCAGCGCCGCCAAGCGCGCCTCGCCAATTTCCTCGCCACAGGCCCGACACAGGCCCGCCTGGGCCAGTACCTTCTCTCGCGCGGCCATATCCGCGCCAGCCAGTGGTGTCGCAAGCCCTGCCAGGCGCGGCACCCAATCCGCATTCTGCCGATGGGCCGCCAGCGATTTATCCAGGTGGCGCTGTGCCAGGTCGTTCGCCTCGTCGATCTGATCGGCCATGGTCAGCTCTTGCCCGGGACGGCTATACGCGATGCGATTGCTTCAACAATGCCGAGCCCCGAAGATTGACCGGCCGCAAGCTTTTTATCGTCGCTGCGCTTCCAGACGGACACGCCAATCACCGACAGGCCCACTGCCCACATCGTGACCATGGCGGCGTTGACCTGACCCACAGCTGTCAGGATTTCACCGGCATTGGATGGCTGCGCCATAATCGCATACAAAATACCGCCGACTGTGCCGCAGATCTGCACCGCCCAGGTGAAGGCCATCACATAGCCAAAGGTCGGCCGCCACCGTTTGACGTATTTGTCATCGGAGGTATATTCGGCGCGCATCGTCTCATTGACTTGGCGAAGCTGCTCTGTTTCCGCTTCAATCAACTTGATTTGGATCTGTTGCGCCTGGCGCTGAAACTCGAGAACCATCTCCGGGTTCTGCTGAAGCATTGTGAGCGCTTGTTGCGGGTCTTTCGCACCGGTCACCTTCTGGGCGACATCCACAACCTCATTCGCAACAGCCTCGCCATCATCCCCGAAAATCCACTTGCCAAGTGCTGGCAATGCGAATTTTGCAATGGCAAATCCGGCAGTGATTGGATCCATGAATCAGCCCTCCCGAATGTATTTGGCAAGGCGTTCGGAACGATCCTTCTGGACGTCTTCGCGCGCCCATTTCGAGTCGAGCGCTTCATCGGCTGCACGGCCATAGGCTGCCTTTGCCTGCGGTTCGAGTCCCGAAAACTCAAAGCCATGCGCCTCTTCCAACGCCGCCCACATTTTCTTGAATTTGGACAGACGCGGCCAGCCCATGTTGAAACACATATTGACCAAGGCCAGGCGTCGATTGAAGGACAGGTCAATCCACCACGGGACATTCCGATTGAGGTCCAACACCGCGCCATCAACATCTTCGCGGGCCAGCATAAGGCTGATCTCTTGAGAGATGCCGCGATCCTGGAGGTTGCGGCCAATCGCGATGGTTGGGATACCGATGATGGTATCGCCCTGCCGCAGCGGCTTGCCGGTCGCGTCATCATAGACCGTCAGGCGAACGCCCTCGTCAACCTGCAGCTCACTCAGCAAAACTTGGATAAACGTGTCATCAGCCATGATTGCCCCACTGTCCGAAAATGACGCATCGGAGGCAGGGCCTCCGACTTCCCGGACAGTGTCGCGTGGTTTGATGGCAATCGGCATGGCGACACCTGTCGCCAGCAAGGTCAATCGATCAGATCAAAGAGGGGAAAGCTTGGCACCGTGTCATTGTCCCAGCGCTGAATGGTGCGTCTGGCGCGACACAAAACACGGGCGCGGCGCTCTTGGCTCCAGCCGCGTTGCGCCAGGGCGTTGGAGAGGACGCGCGCCGAGAGGGGAATCTCTAGCGCATTACCTGCTGCCACGTCTACTATCTTTCGCGCGGCCTCAAGCCCGATCAAGTCCTCAAGCTTGGTCCCCACAGCGCTATAGGGTACATACAGGCGGGTTCCGCCATAGGCTAGGCAGATCGTGATGGCAGCGTCTTCACCCGCTGCATCAGCCAGTACGCGGAATCCAGCCGGTATCGGACGGTTGCCGGTCATAACCGCACCACCGGCGTCTTGGCGGGATCCCCATTCGGCGCTAAACTACCTCTCAGGAGGCACTTATGACCACGGGAATCGAGGCTTACAGAGCGGAAACCAGAAGAGCGGGACATCGGGTTCTGAAAGGTTTCATGCTGATTGCTGTTTTGGCGGTGGTGGCGATTTGGATGCTGCGCGACAGCAGGCCCGACACGGTTCTGGCCTGTGAGGGGATCATCCAGGACAACCTGAAAGCCCCCGCCACCTATCGCCAGATCGAAACCCAGCACTATGGCGCTGGCAGCACGTTGGAGAGTATTTCCGTCACCTTTGAAGCACAGAACCGCATGGGGGTTCCTTTGCGCACAAAGGCTTACTGTGCGTTCGCTCCATCGACCGATGATAATCCGGCCCCGGATATCGTGACCGTCACCCTTGACGACAAACCAATCTTCGCGCCCAAGCGCTATCGCGCACGCTGGGATCAGCTCACGTCCCGGTTCTAGATTTGGGCGGCCCCGCACCATCGGATCAATTCACCTGGCTGAGATGTGGTGCTTTTTCGATCTGCGACTCAGTGGCTGCCAGGAACATCATTTGATAATTGAGTACCGTGTGAGCAACTTCCGCATTGATCCGTGTCTTGGTTAGCGGTCCTTGCATCTGCAAAACTTGAAACCGATACTTGCTCAGCATCATCAGAAAGATATCAGTCACACAGTCCGAACAGGCAACATCACCAGGGAATGCTTCGCGGCTGATCCGTGACATGAAGTCCTCGGCGATCCTATTTTTCTGTTCGGCCGTTAGCGGTGGGTGCTCAAAAGTTTTGAGATCAGTCATCACTTACTCCTTTGCATTTCGGGCAGACGCGCCCGTGTCTGTCTTTCAGATGCGGCTGTGCCTTAATCCAGCCGGTTTCATGGCCGCACGCTGTGCAGGTCATGTAGACGCACCCTTCGCCAGCATCGGTGACCTGAAGAGTGCGGACAGGTGCACCTTTGGTTTCTTCAGGGGCCAGGGCCAGCGGAGGCGGTGCATCGGGACGCTGCCAGTGGATGACGACACCCTCGAACAGGCCGTATCCATGGGTCATCACCCAGAACCGCCGCATGTATTTCAGCGGGGTTAATGAGCGCAGCATGTCCGGTTGTTTGATGCGGAACCCATCGGCGATCGCGAAATCAGTCGCCTGCTGTTCATCCAGCGGGATCCCATTCAGCATCAGGTCAAGGCCAACACGGCCGACATCGATGTCGATCTCTTCGACGCGGCTGCAGACAGGATCGGGATCCAGTATCTTGCGGCAATGGCGGGTGCGCATGGCGGTGTAGAGTTGTACCGGCTCACCCGGCCGCGCATGACGGCGGATGCGATTGCCTCGCACCGTCTGCATTTTCAACCACGCCTGGATGTCAGGAATGAATGCGGATTTGAAGCTATAGGCGACCATGGTTAGTGGCTCCCCAATAGTTTGGGCTGTGTCTCACGACCAGAAACGCCATCATGCAGTTCGTATTGACCAGCTGCCATCCGCCCATAGGCCTGTGTTGCATAGTCACTACTTCTTTTTGCTGATTGTCCTGGCGTGAGCGATGGCACTTGCTTAGC